CTTCTCCATCACTGAAGAAGCTGTGGAAGATAACTTGTATGACTCTTTGTCAGCTCGTTACACCAAAGCATTGGCTCGCGCTATGGCTTACACCAAGCAGGTTAAAGCTGCCGCCGTTATCAACAACGGTTTTAGCTCAGCCTATGTTGGTGGTGATGGTGTACCTTTGTTCAGCACTGCTCACCCCCTGATTTCTGGTGGCACTAACAGCAATCGTCCTTCTACAGCCGCTGACTTGAACGAGACTTCTTTGGAAGCCGCCGTTATTCAAATCGCTGCTTGGACAGACGAGCGTGGTCTTTTGATCGCTGCTAAGCCCAAGAAATTGATTGTTCCCCCAGCTCTGCAATTCGTTGCTACTCGTTTGTTGGAAACCAGCCTCCGCGTTGGCACAACTGACAATGATATCAATGCGTTGAAGAACAACGGTTCAATCCCTGAAGGCTACACCATTAACCACTACCTGACCGACACAAACGGCTGGTATTTGACTACTGATGTGCCTAACGGTCTGAAGCACTTCATCCGCTCTCCTTTGGAGAACAAGATGGACGGCGACTTTGACACAGGTAACGTTCGTTACAAAGCCCGTGAGCGTTATAGCTTCGGCTGGTCTGATCCATTGGGTACCTTTGGTTCACCCGGTTCAGCCTAATAAAACGGCCTCACGAGGGCTATTTAGGGCCACCTTCGGGTGGCCTTTTTCTTGTCATAAAGTTAAACTACGATCAATTTGCAGCCGCTGTGGTTGCATAAATCTTAGGGGTATATCATGAAATTTGAAATGGAATTTGGTTACTTTGGTAACAACAAGCTGTCTATTGAGACACACGATTTTGAGATGATTGAGATTTTCCAGAAGTTTGTGGAATTTCAAGAAAACTACGGTTGGGCAGTTGAATATGATGTCGTGCTTAGCGATGAAGAGTTTGAAGACGAAGACGACACTGAAGAAGAATTAGACGGTGCTGAGACTGAAGCCGCTGCAGAAGCTGAAGATAACAAGTAATACTAAGGGGCTTCGGCCCCTTTTTTCTTTTTGGCTTTTTTAGCAATACGCTCATCGTGATGGTGAATACGGTGGCAGTTGGCGCATAGCACAATACACTTTTGGACTTCTTCCATAGCCCGTTTGAACGCACGGTTTTTTATCAACTTATTAACCGACTCTTCCTTGGTGCTGCTGTCTACGTGGTGGAAGTCAAACGTAGCAGGGTGGTCTTGCCCACACTTTACGCAGGCTAATGTAGCTTTAAAGCTACGCCACTTATTTTTATACGCCTTGGCAGACGCTCTACTTGCCGCGATTACAGTCGCTTTATTTTTCTTATAGTACGTATTTGCGTACGTCTTTTGTTTAGTTTGCTTAACTTTTGGATCTTTATACGGCATGTTTGATCCGATACCGCCAGTACAACGCCGTTTTGAAACCCCAAGGTTTAGATGGCTCAAACATTTTGAAACCCATAGCTATCAAGCTGTTAGCGGAGGCGGGGTTTTGGTGGGTGTCCGTAATGACCCAATTTATGCCTAGTCTCTTGGCCACTTTAAGGCGCTGTCGGATAAGCCGCTTCTGGAGTCCCTGTCCTTGATGAGTTGGTACAACGCCTGCGCGACATAGGTACATAGTGTCAGACCAACGAGTAGAGGGGACAATACCACCAAAGCCAACGGCTTCACCATCTTGCGAGTAAACAACATGCCAGTATCCTTGTGTAATTGGGTAAGTTTTATCGTGGGGTAGACATGCTTTTTGAAGCAAGGTCAGCAACTGCACCACCTCTGGCTGACGGATATCAACAGGGACGACACGGTATTTCATGCCTCTATAATGCCGGGGGATTGTGACAAGAAAAATAATTGTTGCGCACTTAAAAATACCGTGATATAAACACAGTAATCCGGGCTTTCCGGTGTATCAAACTGTCCCGGCAGACAGCATACTGATTGGTGCACTTAACTTGTATGTAAGGAAATATCATGGGATTCGCAACTCACCTTGGCCCTTGGCTGCTCGGTACTGTTAAAAACACAACTGGCACCACAGCTGGCACGATCCGCAACATGGGCTGTACTGATGTTTCTCAGTCTGGCGTAACCACTGTTGCAGACACTACGGCAACTAATTTATTTGTAGTACCAGCTGGTTCACGCATTATTTTGATTACTGTTGACATTACTACCGCTTATGCTGGTACTACAGGCAACACTATTACCATCAAAGCGGGCTCAACAACATTAGGTACTGTTGGTGGTGCTACCACTACACCTTTGGCTGTTGGCCGTGCAACATTCACTATCACTGACGCAAATATTGCTAACTACGTAAACGTAGGCACAACTGATGTCATCATCACCGCTACTTACGCTTGTGCTGGTACAGCATCCGGTGGTTCTGCAACTGTTGGAATGGTTTACGCAGTGCGTAATGCTGATGGTTCACAGAATCCTGCTTCAGCTTAATTGATCTAGGGGGCTTCGGCCCCCGTTTACAAGGAGATTGATTATGTCGATGCAAACTGATGTACAGGCAAGTGTCCCGCTAACTTCTACGGGGCAATTTACCAATCAAGTACCTACTGCTCTCACTAGAGCAAGGGTAAAAGCTGTTTACATGGTTCCAACAGCTACGGCGGGCAGTGTGACATTTAAAGATGGTGGATCAGGCGGCACAACCGTTATGACGCTTAATACCGTGGCTTCTGCTACGCAACCTACGTATATTTTGTTTCCGGGTGAGGGTGTTTTATTTAGCACCAACGTTCATGGAACTGTGTCAAACGTAACTTCAGTCACAATTTTCTATGGCTAAGAAGAAAGGCCCTGTCCTATCAGTTGGAAGAGGCGAGAAATTGCCAATATCCAAGGGGGCGGGCTTGACTGCAAAAGGCCGTGCTAAATACAACGCTGCTACGGGTAGTAACCTAAAGGCTCCACAGCCACAAGGCGGCAAGCGCAAGGATTCGTTCTGCGCACGCATGTCAGGTATGCCCGGCCCCATGAAAGACGAGAAGGGTAAGCCCACCCGTAAGGCGGCTGCTCTTGCAAGATGGAAATGCTGATATGACTACAAACTCAGATACAGTTAAAAGCACGCTGGATATTGTTTCGGTGTTTGCCACCATCGGATCATTTTTAGAGATGTTTACCCCAATTTTTGGTTTGATTGGTGCAATCTGGACATTGATGCGGATTGCCGAGATGATCGCGGGTAAACCCTTCTCTGAAATAATTCGGAGGAAAAAAGATGCCAGCGACGAGTGAAAAACAAAAGCAGTTCATGGATGCTGCTGCACACAACCCAGCTTTTGCAAAAGCTGCGGGCGTACCAGTATCGGTCGCTAAAGAATTTAGCGGCGCGAGCAAAGGAATGAAGTTTGGTAAGGACACAAATACGTCCCGCCCCGATCTTCAAAAAGTTAACAAACCTAAGACACTTCATGGGAAGATGTCACTTATGAAAGAAGGCGGTAACACTATGGCTTCCAAAATGAATCCCGGATTTATGGCAATGATGGCTAAGAAAAAGGGCGCGACCAAAATGTCTAGCGGCGGCATGCCCATGAAAGACGGCAAGCCCGCGTTTATCGGTGACGGTAAAGGCGCAATGAAAAAAGGCGGTATGGCTAAAGGCGGCATGAAGAAAATGGCCGCTGGTGGTTCAGCTTCTTCTCGCGCTGATGGTATTGCTACAAAAGGCAAGACTAAAGGCAAAATGCTCAACAAAGGCGGCATGGCCTGCTAAGGAGAAATCATGGCACGTAAAGACTTAACAGCCCTTGCCGCTCTTGGCACGTTGGGCTATATGTTGTCCAAGAAGGGCGACAAGAAAGACGAAAAGTCAACTTCCGATGCAGCGGAGCGCCGCATAGCTGCTGATAAAATAGCTAGCGCTGAGCCACAAAGCATGGAAGATGATTCTCGTATGGACCCAGAGGAGGCAGCTAACAAGCGTACAGAACGCATGTTGACAAATCCAAACGCTAAAGAATATGGCGAAGACGGTACGTCTATGACGGTTAGCCCGTCTAGGAAACCTGCGGCATCATCTACGGTAAAAACTACGGCTAAACCAGCACCTAAAACGCCAGCTTATGTCCAAAGCTACACAGAAGACATGATGGAAGCTGATAACCCACGAAGCGTTAAAACTGAAAAAACGCCAGCGGCAGCATCAACGGCAGCGGCAAAACCAGCTAGCTCTAGCCGAGTTCCTACATCAGAGCAAGCCGCCGCTAACAGAAGCGCCGCAATGGACAAAATTAAAGGCGTGGGTTCATCAATCGGGGATTACTTTGGTAGTCTTGATTCCACTGCCCGTTATATGAAAAAGAAACCCGCGGGTGAATATAAACGCGGTGGCAAGGTTAAGAAGATGGCTTCCGGCGGCATGACTTCTAAAGTGTCTTCCGCTTCCAAACGTGCTGACGGTATTGCCACTAAAGGCAAGACCCGCGGCAAAATTTGCTAAGGAAATATTATGGCTACTACATGGCGTGCTAAAACTCCAATTGGTGAAGATGCCGCGCAAAAGGCATACAAAAAAGATTGGGCAAATATGTCGCAATCTAAGCAGGAGACTATGGATAAAATCACTGCCGCTAGAGATGAAGCTGATAACGAAGTAAAGCGTGAAACTCGTGGTGTTCAAAAGCCAGCTAATTTTGACGCTATTGAAGAAGCCAAACGTGACGCTAAAGATCGTGCTGATGCCAAGAAGCAAGAAAAAGCGTACAACGAATCTTTGACTACTGAGAACAAAGCCAAAGGTGGCATGACCGCTAAATTCATGTCGTTCTCTAAGACAGGCAAGCCTGCTGGAATGAAGAAAGTTACAAAGATGGCTTCTGGCGGTATGACCGCTTCTAGCCGTGCTGATGGCTGCTGCTCCAAGGGCAAGACACGCGGAAAGATGGTGTAACTATGTTGGCATCCCGTGGAATGGGCAACATTAACCCAAGCAAAATGCCCAAGGGCGTCAAGAAAGCCCGGCGGGACGACACCGACTTCACTCAGTATAAAAAGGGTGGAAAGGTTAAGACCAAACGTTACGAAGACGGCGGCGACGTAAAAGACACAGCTACGGCGGAGAAAGACGTGCCAAAAGCAGATAAAGAAGAATCAAAAACGCAGTTTAATTTTAAGCCAATGGGTGCTAATCTTTCAAAACAGCAAAAAATGGCCATGGGGCGGCTGTCTGCCACAAAAGAACTGGATGATTCTTCAAGCATTCAAGGCTATCTGGATGCTGGTATACAGAAGAGTCCGGGGCAAGGGGCACGCACTAAGTTGGCGGGGCTCGGTGTTAAATATACAAAAACATTTGATGCAGGCGGTAAAGTAAAATCCAAGGTGAACGAGGCTGGTAACTACACCAAGCCCGGTTTACGTAAACGGATTTTTAACAGCGTTAAAGCCGCCGCAGTACAGGGTACAGGCGCAGGCCAGTGGTCAGCTCGTAAGGCTCAGCTAATGGCCAAGCGCTACAAAGCCGCAGGTGGTGGCTATAAATGACATGGTCAAAAAAGTACAAAGCGTCGATTGATTGCGACAACCCCAAGGGGTTTTCACAGAAGGCGCATTGTGCTGGGAAGAAGAAAATGGCAGGTGGTGGATTGGCTAAACCGCAACAGTCTCTCAAGGACTGGGGCGACCAGAAATGGAGAACCAAAAGTGGTAAGAAATCTTCTGACACGGGTGAAAGATACCTTCCAAGCGCTGCGATCAAAAGTCTCAGCCCTGCTGAGTACGCTGCAACGACCAAAGCCAAGCGAGCCGGAAAAGCCGCCGGTAAACAATTCGTAGCGCAACCAAAAACAATTGCGAAGAAAACTGCAGGATTTAGATAATGGCAACCACTTCTGGAGCATCAGGTTTTAATCTCCAACTCGACGAATTGGTCGAGGAGGCGTTTGAACGCGCCGGTGGTGAGCTGCGTACTGGCTATGACTTGCGTACTGCTCGTCGTAGCTTGAACATCATGTTTGCAGATTGGGCCAATCGCGGCATCAATATGTGGACTATAGAGCAGGGTGAGATCACTCTTGTTCAGGGCCAGAATACATACGCTCTACCAGACAACACGGTTGATCTAATTGAGCACGTTATCCGTACACAGCCTAACGCAGCTAATACACAGGCTGACTTAACAATCACGCGTATTAGTGTTTCTACGTACGCTACGATCCCCAACAAGATTCAGCAAGCCAGACCAATTCAAGTCTGGATTCAACGATACAACGGCCAGAACTCGCCTATTGCTGCAACGCTCACAACAACGATTACAGCTACCAGCACATCAGTTGTGTTGAACGACGTAACAGGCTTGCCAGCAACTGGTTTCATTAAGATTGATGACGAGATCATCAACTACGGCTACATCACGCAGAACACAAACGCCAAGTCCGGCACACTGTTTAACTGCTCCCGTGGTCAGCAAGATACGATTGCTGTGGGACATACCGCTGCCGCTGCCGTGTACTGGGCGCAGGTTCCAGCTATTACAGTTTGGCCAACTCCTGATGGGTCACAGCAGTACACATTTGTTTACTGGCGCTTACGCCGCACGCAGGACGCGGGTGGCGGTGTGAACGTGATGGACGTGCCGTTTAGATTTATCCCCTGCTTGGCTGCTGGCCTTGCGTACTATTTGGCGTTAAAAATTGCTGGTGGTGCTGAGCGTTTGCCAGTATTGAAACAACAATATGACGACGCTTGGGAATTGGCTGCAACCGAAGACCGCGAAAAGGCGGCTATTCGCTTTGTACCTAGACAACAGTTTATTGGTGGTGGCACTTAATGGGCAATAGGTTTGCTTCTGGTAAGAACAGTATCGCCATGTGCGATCGCTGTGGCCAGCAATACAAATTAAAATTGCTTCGTAAAGAAATCATCAAGACAAAGAATTACGACTTGTTGGTTTGCCCTGAGTGTTGGGATCCCGATCAGCCGCAGTTGCAGTTAGGTATGTATCCAGTGGATGATCCACAGGCAGTACGCAATCCACGTACAGATTCAACCTACATTGCAGCGGGCATAAACACTGCTGGCAATCCGACTGGCGGGTCACGAGACATTCAGTGGGGCTGGGCACCGGTAGGCGGGGCTAGTAATTTTGATACAGAGTTAACACCAAACTACTTGGTGGCAACGGCATTTGTTGGTACAGTAACGGTAACAGTAAATTAAGGAGTCTAATATGGACAAGAAAGATTTAGCTCAAGACAAAAAGATGATTAAGTCTGCTGTCGGCAAGCACGAGAAAAACATGCACCCCGGCAAAAAGCCTACAAAGCTTAAAGCTGGTGGCCCTACAACCGATGACCGCATGCGCTTAGGACGTAATCTGTCTCGCGCTGCAAATCAGGGGAAATAACATGGCCAAATTTAGCAAAAAAATGATGGGTAAAGAAGTTGGCGATGCCGCTACCTATGCTGCACCGCACAAAATGAATGGCAAGCCTTTGGTGATGTCGACTAATCCCGGCAAAGATTCCAGCATTAGTAGCCTTAGCACCATGAAAATGAGTGTTGGTAACTACAACAACGGCCAAAGTGAAACCAAAACATCCGGTATTGTCACCCGTGGTAACGGTGCGGCAACCAAGGGCATTACAGCCCGTGGGCCGATGGCATAAAGTATGAATTACACCGCACTCAGCAACGCGATTCAAGCGTACACGGAGAACACGGAAACAGATTTCGTGGCTAATATCCCCGTGTTCGTTACGCAAGCTGAGCAGCGTATATTTAACTCAATACAGTTTCCGTCGCTTCGCCAAAATGTGACAGGTACAACCACAACAAACAACAAGTACCTGCAGTGTCCCACGGATTTCTTAGCGGTGTATTCATTGGCTATCATTAACGCCAGTGGCGAATACGAGTACTTGTTAAACAAAGATGTTAACTTCATCCGACAGGCGTACCCACAACCCACAGACAAGGGGATTCCTAAGTACTACGCATTGTTTGGCCCACGTTCAGATAACGCAGCCGAGTTGACTTTTATTCTTGGCCCAACACCAGACGCCGCATACGGAGCGGAACTGCACTATTTCTTCTACCCACCAAGCATTACAGTTTCTCCATATACTTCATGGCTGGGTGATAACTTTGACTCAGTGCTGTTGTACGGCTCATTGGTTGAGGCTTACACCTACATGAAGGGTGAGAATGACATGATGGCGCTGTACAACGGCAAATACCAAGAAGCGCTTGCATTGGCTAAACGTCTGGGTGATGGTATGGAGCGGCAAGACGCTTATCGCTCTGGTCAATTTAGACAGGCGGTGACCTGATGGCTATTGTCCAAACCCAGACCACCTCATTTAAGGCCGAGCTTTACCAAGGCGTACATGACTTGACGACCGACGTAATTAAGATTGCCCTGTATACGGCCTCCGCTAATTTAAATGAAACAACAACTGCGTACAGCGCGACCAATGAAGTAGCTAATACAGGCACTTACTCTGCTGGTGGGGCAACACTAACACCCATCACGGTATCATCTTCAGGGTACACGGCCTATGTCGGGTTTCCTAACGTATCTTGGACTGCCGCATTAACAGCAAGGTGTGCCCTGATCTATAACTCAACACAGGGTAACAAATCCATAGCTGTGTTGGATTTTGGTTCTGACAAAACCTCTACCATCACATTTACAATCACCATGCCAGCAAATACCGCTACGGCGGCCCTCATTCGTAGTTCTAATTAAGGAGTCAACATGACCACCGAAAAACTTAAAGCCACTGACCACGTTTCTAGCGGTCTGACTTGCAATCTTAAAGCCGGTGAGGAAGCAAAAGCTACCGGCGTATTTGAAATCAAATGCCATGACAAAGACGGCAATCTGAAATGGGAAGCGCAGTCTAAAAACTTGGTAGTCAATGCTGGTCTGGCTTACATGGCTGGATCTGCTTTAACTTCAGTGACCCAAATCACCACTTGGTATCTTGGCCTGTACGGTGCTGGTGCGTCAAACACACCTGCGGCGGGCGACACCATGTCTTCTCACGCTGGCTGGACTGAGGTTGTGGCTTACAGCAATGCAACCCGTGTAGCGGCTACGTTTGTAACAGCAACGACTGCCAACCCTTCTGTAGTCACTAACACGGCTTCTCCTGCTACGTTTAACATCAACGGCACAACAACTGTGGGCGGGGCGTTCCTGACCAGTGGTAGTGCTAAGAGCGGTACAACTGGGACTTTGTTCTCAGCGGCTGACTTTGGCTCACCCGGTGATCGTTCTGTGGTGAACAGTGATACTTTGTCTGTGACTTACACATTCAGCTTGGCGGGCTAATATGTCAACGTGGGGTTCCGGCGCATGGGGTGATGGTGGCTGGGGCTTCACGGCTTTTTCAAGCACGATTACTGAAAGTGCAACAGGTACGGATGCGGTAGCGGCGGCAATCAGTGTTAATTCTTCGGTTAGTGAGACTGCCACAGGGACGGACGTTGTATCAAGTTTGGTACAGGTCAACGCGGCGGTTAGTGAAACGGCTACAGGTACAGACGCAGTAAACGCAACGGCGGCATTTGGGTCTTCGGTCAGTGAAACGGGTACGGGTAGTGATGCCGTAACAGCATTGCTTACAATGAGTTCTTCGGTTACTGAGACTGCTACGGGGTCTGATGCGGATGCGGCGTTTGCCAACTTCTTAGGTCAGATCACAGAAGCAGCGACAATTACAGATGCAACAAATTCATCGTTTGCGTTCTTGGTCACTGTGACTGAAACGGCAACTGGGACGGATGCGGTAGTAAGTAGTTTGTCTGTTGGGGCGGTGGTCAGTGAGAGCGCAACGGGAACCGAAGCGGTAACGGCAAAGGCAACTTTTAAGGGTGCGATTGCAGAAACTGCAACGGGTACAGATGTAGATACAGCGGCGGCGGCTTTCATAGCTTCTCTTACTGAGTCGGCAACGGGAACAGATTCAATCACAGCACGGCCTTTTTGGGATGTAATAGATGACACGCAGACTGCAAACTGGCAGAATATCGGTAACACACAAACAGCGGCTTGGACTGCTGTTGCAACGAATTAGGAGCATTTAAATGGCGGCTACAACAACTCTTTTAGGCTTGGTCACTCCTACACAGGGAACGCTCTCTGGTACGTGGGGCGATACAGTCAACTACGGTATTTCTGATTATGTGGACATTTCGGTTGCGGGCACATTAACTCTGACCAATGACGGCGCAGTCACTCTGGCTAACACCACAGGTAGCTCGTCTGGAAACAGTATTACATCCAGTTTGACAGGCGCGGGTACA